GTTTTTGAAGTTGGTGGCATATGTGATGGCCGAGTAACGATGTGCAATACTATCTGTTGTGTGAATGCACATAAAGTTAGTTTTAGGTTTAAATTTCATACCTGTGTTCTTACTTTGTGCTGTTTTTTCTTTCATGACACCAGATTCGGTATCAAAATACTTACCCCATGTCTCTGCCAGCTGGGGAATGATTCTCAATGGATTTCCCACACCAATGTTAAAACATTGGTTGCATAGAGTTTTTTCCGTCAAATCCGGTAGGTCTGTGTCATTGTCAAGACAGTGGAGAAGCATACGGTTAAACACGATTGACGCCTTATGTGCCATCTTGGATACAGAGGACACCAAATCCAATATAGACATCAGCATTTTCTCTTTTTCCTCTGGTTTTCCCAACAACCTACCAGAAAGATTACATTTTATTGTTTGTTCCCGTTTTCCATCACGCTTTTCCTTTTTCGCCTTCAAAGTTGCTGTTCTGCCATCTTTCTTAGTTTTATCGGTTTCATTTTCTTTCATTTTAATTACTGATACCAATTCTTTAAACCACATTTACTTTTTAGTTCCAATTGAACTAAAAAGTGTTTCACACTGATTTCTACATAATTGATGTGAATTTAATTCAGCAGCCATTTCTCTTGTCGTCAAACATGTTTGACGTTTAAACTAAAACTATTTATAAAAAAATAGTTTCATATCAAACAGACGATGACTAACACTAACACAATAAAGATAAGAGAACTTGATCTGGAATTGATTGCACCATCAACAGAAAAGTGTCACATACCAGACTATGGAGGTTCAAAAATCGTAGTCATAGGTAAACCGGGTACAGGTAAGACAACTCTCATCGCTTCACTTCTCTATGCTAAAAGGCATATTTTTCCAGTTGGTATGGTGATGAGCGGTTCAGAGGATAGCAATCATTATTACTGTGATATTTTTCCAAGCACTTTTGTTTTTAACAAATACGATGAGGAACAGGTGAAAAATTTTGTCAGGCGGCAAAAAATATCAAAGGAGCACCTGAATTGTCCATGGGCGGCTTTGTTGCTTGATGATTGCACAGACGACATAAAAATTTTCAACAAATCACTGCAACATGCCCTGTATAAGAAAGGTCGTCATTGGAAAATGTGGTATATTCTTTCTCTTCAATATGCAATGGATGTCAAGCCAGTTATCCGCGTCAATATTGATGGGTGCTTCATCTTGAGGGAACCATCAGTGAAAATTCGCAAAACCATCTGGGAAAATTACGCCAGTATTGTGCCTGATTTTCAGTTATTTTGTGACATAATGGACAGTGTGACTGACGACTACACGGCTCTGTACATACACAACTCCACACAGAGCAACAAATTTGAGGATTGTGTGTTCTACTATAAGGCGACACCTGTCCCTAAAACGTTCAAATTTGGTTGCGATGAATTCTGGAATTTTCACAATGATCGATATAACCGCGAATATGTCGAGCCATATTTTGGTGAGTGATTTATGCAGAGTAAAGCTGACGCAGAATGGGCAATGTATTTTTCTCTCTGAAAAATACATTGAATAAAGAATGTTTTCGACTGTTCTGATAGATCTTGACGTGTTTGTGAAAATTCATGGAAAAAATCTAACCAATTTGCTTGAAAAAATTCATTATTCTGAAACACTTCGTCACGACAAAGCAATGCTTGGTGTTATACTTGTCATACACAACGCCATCAAGGAGAAAATGGAGAAAATGGACAATGATAGGAGTCGCATATTTTTTCTAAACAGTGGCGAATTTATAGACGGCATTGTTTTTCATTCCTATATTTTATACAGAGACAAGGTCAGGGTGTGTGAAATAATTAATTACGATGAAAAATTTCTCGAAAAAATATTGGACGCAATAATGACTGGATTTACCGGTGACACCATTGTGTGTATCTTTGTACCAGAATATGATGACATTTCGCGATATAACATTTTCTCCTCACTTGGGTTCAAGGATCCGCAAATAGTGAGAGAAAATTTGTCAGGAAAGCGTTTTGGCGATGACATGGTGGGAATGTTGAGGAAAAATTCTATATTTGAGGAAAAGGGAAATGTCGAGGATGTCCGTTATGTCCTTGAGAATAAGGGTGCCAGTGTGTGTAAAATGAAAATCCGGTTCAGTCCTAAGACTGTGCAGTGTCTGAAAAAACTTCCAGATGTGGGCTTCGAATTCGGCAAAGATGGCACACTTACGCAAAGAGAACTTTCTGGAAAATTTAGTCTCACAAATATGGGTGATTATTTTTCTGTAAACATGGATGACAATATGTCCATTGGTGGAGAAACCGATGTCGAAAATATGACAAACAGGTATAATTTTCATACACATCCACGTGGAGCATACGCCCTATATAAAGTGAAACATGGTTTTCCTTCTGCTCAGGATTACAAAAGTTTTCTCAAGTGTGTGAAAGAATTTAACACGGCGTTTCATATCATCGTCAGTCTTGAGGGAATTTATGTCATAAGTGTGAGCGCGGATTTTGTGCATTCACTTGACGGGCTAAATTCTGGTATTTATGATTTTGTGAGCAAAAATTTTGAACCACACAGAGAAATTAATGACACAATAGAAAAATACATTTTTAACATTAATGGTGTGCTATATGACAATAAGCGGATATTTGACGTGGTGTTTTTGGATTGGAAAAATATTACAAAAAATATCAGAATAAATTACGCCAAATTTGACCTGACTTGTTTCGCGTCTGATTTTTCAAAGAATGGCTGTAAATTTTTTAAAAAATAATGTTGATTCAGAATAAAATAAAATGCTCGACATGATTTCTGTAATGATGGCGTTTTTGCTTGCCGTTGTGATTTATGCGGTGGTCGCCAAGAGGACCAAAATGTGGCCGTTTGATGGTTTCCCTCACATTCCCGTTGGTCCGGGTCCAGTGATTCCACCTGTTGTCCCACCGACGCCCACGCCCACGCCGACTCCCACACCAACCCCCACCCCACCTCTTCCAGCGCATGTTTTGCGCGCCATGTTGGCAGCACAGGATAGCAAGATGAAGGGAGTTCTCATGTTTGTGTTGATCTTTGTTTTGCTCCTTGTTGCCATGTTTGTTGTTGGCATGCTTAAACATAAGAGCGTTCCACAGATGGGCTACAGGTTTTGTGGCGGAAGTTGATTGTAAATTTTTTTAATCAATATCTCTTGGCGGAGATATTGATTAATTGAGTCGTTTAGCAAAAATATTTGTAAAACTCAGGCAATTCGCGCACAAGGTTGTAGTGATCGATGGCATCTTGTGACGCAATTTGTTCCGCGTCACCCTTGTTTGTCGCCTGTCCTGTTCCCAAAATCTTTTGACGTTCCCTGTCAGAAAAGAGACTTGAGACAAACATTCCAGTCAATGGATCGCGAATGTTATTGTACACAAGTTGACCCATATCACGATGCATGTCAAAATATTCTTTGACACGAGTTTTTGCGTCATACAAATCCTCGTATCTCAGAGAAATTTCCTTCTTGTCAAAAACATTTTCAAAAATATCATACACAACGGAGTAGCCAACACCGACCTGAAAATGTAGGTCCAACAGATATTCTGTTGCACCAATGAATGCCTCAAATACGTCTTCTAAAAGTGCGCGTTTTTTAGAAGCCCTTTCCTCTGATATCGCGGTTATAAAATTCCAAAAACCCATTCCCTCACCAATGGACGCAAATTCTTTTTTACTCACGTAATTTATTTTTAGTCTGGCGATAACCTTGACCCCCTCAGGACAGTGCAGTTGTGGAAATCTCCGATAAAAATACCAGACAATGCATTTGTTTGATGTTGAATCACCGAGAATTTCATACATTTGGTAATTATTTTTCACATCGGCACCGGATGACGTGAATACCTTGTCATATTCTCTCATACTTTTTTCATTTGTTAGAACGTCAAAATATTTTTGTGACAAATTCCCCAATCTGAAAACACTTGTCAACATGTCCCTAAAGTCGTCACCACGAGATCCTTTGTATACGATTGTTTTTGTGTCAACCATCTTTATTCTATTTGGCTTAAAAGTTTTAACCGATTTTCATTTTTATTATGGCACGATGATTTGACAAGTCAGTTAAAAGTTTGATACTTCTTTTTTTGTGATATAATAAATATCAGGTTATGGACTTCAAAAAAACCACACTTTTTGTTCTCATTGTTTTGGCACTATATTTTGTGTCAGTTAAGATGATTCTCAGGGCAGTTCTTATTCGAGGACAGAAACCAACGACGGTTTGTGCATTTGCATCGGTGGGTTTCACTGTTTTGCTTTTGCTTCTGATCTCTCTCTTTGTGAAAAAGGGTGCCAGCAAAGACGGATATGAACTTTTGGAAATTTCACCGGCGAAAAAATGTATCGGTGGACCGTACATGTGGGGTGACGTAAATTCTCCCACTTTCAAGTATTGTTCTGATCCGAAAAATCAACAGGCAATACAGGATGTGTCATGTTGCGCAGGATTTGTCGGTATGCCTGTGAAATACACATACACACCAGAAAGCGATGACCAGTGGAAAAATCCGCGTTGTCACAACTATGGTTCTGGTCATGTCGATGGAGTTGGATCGTGATGGATTTGTCTTATTTTTTAAACGACTACAATGGTCATTTAAAAACTTTTCAAATGATATAAATACGATGACATCGATACCGCTTTTTAAAGTATTTATGAGTGATGATGCGAAGGAGAACGTGGGAAATATTCTTGTCGGTGGAATGATCACTCAGGGACCACAGGTGGAGAAATACGAGGAGGAACTGAAAAAGTTTTTCGATTACCCATATGTTTTGACGGTAAATTCGGCGACATCGGGATTGACACTGGCATACCGTCTATTAAACCTGAATAAAACCGACAAGGTCATATCGACACCACTCACATGTTTTGCGACAAATGCTGCGATTATGGCGCATGGTTTAGAAATTGTGTGGGCTGATGTGGATCAAAAAACATGCAACATTGACCTGTCAAACGTCCTTAGTCAAATTACGTATGATACACGTGTTTTAAGCATTGTTCATTGGGGTGGAAATCCTGTCGATATGGACAGGGTGGAAATTTTGAGGGATCACACAAGAAAAACATTTAATCAGGAACTTTACGTCGTTGAGGATTGTGCTCACGCATTTGGTGCAGAATGGAGAGGAAAAAAACTTGGAACGACGGGAAATAGTATTGCCGTGTATTCTACACAGGCTATAAAACATCTCACAACTGGTGATGGAGGTATAATTCTGCTACCAAATGAGGAAATGTACAATCGCGCAAAGTTGTTGAGATGGTATGGTATTGACAGAGATCGGCGATCACTTCCGGGAAAAGATTTTCGATTGGAGGACAATATATCGGAATTTGGTTACAAATTTCACATGAACGACATCAATGCCACAATTGGTCTCTGTAATTTGCCACACATGGAACACATTCTGAAAAAATGTGCAGAAAACGGCGCCTATTACAACGCACAATTAGGAAATGTCGTGGGAATAGAATTGTTCGACATTTCTGAAAAATGTCCCTGTTATTGGATTTTTACTATCAAGGTTCTGTTTGGTCTGAGAAACGAATTTGCTTCCTTTATGAACAGCAGAGGAGTGATGGTGAGTCAGGTTCATTCGCGAAACGACAGGCACACATGCACATTTCCCTTTTGCAAGAATTTTTCAATTATGAACATGACCGGTCTGAACAAACTTGAAAACCAAATCTGTTGTATTCCTGTGGGATGGTGGGTTACCGAATCTGATCGCGACTACATCGTTTCAATCATACGCGAATTTTTCGACAAAAACATCCGATTAGAGCAACTTCAGGCGGAGGACATTGAGAAATATCGCGAACTTCTCTTTAACATGAATGGATATATGTGTGACAAATATAATCCCGAAAACACAAGGGGAGTGTATGTTATCAAGGGTAAAGGCGGAGAATTGATATCGACCGCAAAACTTCACGTTGAAAAAAAAATCTATGAGGATTTAGGACACATTCAGGATGTGGTAACGCATCCTAAAATGCGAGGTAAGGGATATGGGCGTACACTTGTAAAATTTTTGACCAAAAAGGGAATGGATGAGGGTTGCTATAAAATTGTTCTGTCGTCCATAAATGAAACACGTGATTTTTATGAGGCGTGTGGATTTGTCAGAAGTGGATACACATACACATTTCGCAGGGAACCCAATGGAAACGATTTGCTTGACGAGACGGATGACTCTCTGTTACGACATTATTAAAAATGATTTTTACGGTCACATTCACACTGTGGATCAAACATGACTGATTTCGAATTGTTTGATGAAATATTGCAACACTATGAAACAGAAATAAAAACCGATGGAGATGACAAAACATGCCCACACGACATTCTTGTTACGGAAAACAGTATCATCAGCTGCTCAAAGTGTGGTCTGGAAATTGTCAAAAATGAAAGTTCATGGAAATCACACACATACACAGAAACAAAAATATTTATGGAACCATCACGTGTTCAGGCGCGAAAAAATGACGACAAAAATATATACAGGGATGTGGAAAACATGGGGTTCAGCGAACGCATCATAAACATGGCAAACGAGATCTACCAACAGGTAACAAACGGAAAGGTGAAAAAGGGTAACTCGCGAAAGGAAATAATTTTCGCGTGTATTTTTCAGGCATATAAATTATCAGGGTTTCCACAATCTCACGAAAAATTAATACAGACGTTTAACCTGAATAAGAAAACCGTGTTGAATGGATTAAAACAGGTCGCGTTAAATATACCAAAAGATTCTGTGATACACACAATGTACATCACACCAATTCACCTGATTGATGACATTATGAACAAATTCCAAGCCACTCAATCTCAAAAATCAGAGGTGATAGAAATTTATGGAAGAATAAAAAACAGGGACACGAAATTAAACAGGGCACGTCCTCAATCTGTTGCTGCTGGATTGGTATATTATTGGATAAAAACAACAGCGAAAAATATTTCGCTGAAGGAATTTATAAAGAAAGCAGAATTGTCAGAACTTACCATTAACCGCATGACATCACTCATCGCTGAAATCGCTGATAGAAAAAAATAAAATTACAAAATTTATCACCATCATGGTGATAAATTTGCAAAATAGGCTCAATTTTTATACCTAAAACATGTTGTTTGGTGATGAACAAAGGTGTTGAGTGGTACTCATTCGCGAATATTTTTGCCGTTGTAATTTAGCCTACCGCCTAAGCCTAAAACTTTTACATCGTTTACCTGTTCGATGGGTATGATTGTGCAATAAAGTCGTTCAACCATGTCATTGTGGTTGATTATGGCAATCATTGTCCTGAGTGTCTGTATGAAATCGGGAATATTTTTCATTGGTATAGTAAACAGACCTGTTGTGTAAACGTCTTGCAGAACACATTCGTCAAAATGTTTTCGAAAATTATATTTTGAGGTGTCGTAATTAGACAGGTCAAAATTTTCATTGAGGTAATATCGCGAGCCAAGTTTTATACACATTTTAGCAGAAATTTTTTGTTCCAGTATAAAATTCATACCTATTTCGAGAAGTTTGCATTCACCAATGCCAATGTTTCTTGTGTCATTGACGCATTTTCTGACGTCGATATCACAGTCGCACATTATGAGGTGATCGGAAATTTGAGAGAATTGTTCCCTCTGTTCTTGGCTGATTTTTGACCCCTCTATGATGAGGCAAAAACTATTGGGAACTTTTTCTCTAATTGTGTGTATGGTGTAAAGAGTCTGTTGATATCGCTCTTCTGGTGTAAAAAAGCGTGCAATTGTTGGTGTCACCATTGAAGGGATGACGAATATCGCGTCATATTCTGTTTTTGTCGATTCTGCGATATTTTTGCGTATTTGAGTGCACAAATCGTCAATGAACGGAATGTGAAGATATCCCTGTATCACAGAAAATATTGTCGATGTTTTTTGGACAATTTTGAGGGCATCGTTTATGTCCATGTTCTCATCCAACACATTGAAAAGTTTGTCATGCCTCCACAGTTGTTCTCCATCGTGTGTGTATTCATTTCTATCGTATTTATTTATGCACATGAAAAGCCAATACAGTGTAAATTCTGTAAAACACATTTCGCATATTATATCTTTCCATTTCTTTCCGTGAATGTGCTCAAGATGACGCAAAAGTTGATGCACACGCGTGGTTATGAAAACTTGAGGAGTGACACCCATCAGATGCTTTTCATCATGTAGAGTTTCCACGTTTAGTCTGAGGACATTGCAAGAATTCTCCCACCATTTTGAGTTGGTCGAGTAGTCAGAATTGTTGAGAGTTTGCCATGGTTCCGATACGTATTTCACGCGATTGTTATGAAATAGGTCTGACGCATTAAGTGGACGTGTCAAATACATGTCGCTATCCACAATGAGATAATGGTGTGTTGTGACGTGTTTGCTAACGAGAAGTTTTATGAGCTGTTGTTTATACCACCCTGCGAAGTTTTCGCAACTTTTCTCGAGGACTTCCTCATCAGAGAGAAAAATAAATGGGATGTGAGCGAATTTGTCACACTGTTCGCGAATTTCTTGTATGTCATTCTTGGGACAAATGATGACGAATGACGCGATGTCTGACACATTCAGGTATTTCGCGTAAGAATAAAGTGACGCATCGCGAAAAATTGTCCAACCATTTCCCCCTGATATTTTAATGGGGCAAATTATCGTGTATTTCATTTGTAAGAATTGCAACAGCTTTAAATGATATGTTTTTGGTAAAAATGATTTCAAAGAGTGATTTTTCTGTGTAAAACAAAATGGCAACAAAAAATTTGGGACAATATTTCACAACCTCAGAAATTATACAGAAATTTGTGTTTGACGTTGTCGAACACAGAGGAAAAAAACTTTTGGAGCCATCATTTGGAGCGGGACATCTTTTGCGTCTGTTTAAAGAGAATGACGAAAATTATCCAATGACATGCTGTGAATTAGACAATACGATTGTGCCAGTTGTTGAATTCAATAATTCTCAGAATGTCGTGTATGGGGATTTTTTCGATCAGATTTTTGCTGAAAAATTCAGAACAATCGTGGCGAACCCGCCGTATGTTAAAAGATTGAGAAAACGTAATTTGTATCTAGATTTTATCGAAAAATGTTACGAATTGTTGACAGACGATGGAGAGATGGTGTTTGTCGTTCCGTCTGATTTTATCAAGCTAACAAGCGCGAAAAATATTATACGAAAAATGACAGAAACGGGATGTTTTACCCATTTTTTGTTTCCGAACAATGAAAAACTTTTTGATGGGGCGAGTATTGACATTCTTGTTTTTCGATATCGCTGTGGTGTAAGGGACGATTTCTGTGTGGTCAATGGTGTGACGAAAAAATGTATCATCAGGGACGGAATTTTAACCTTTGGCGAAATGTGTGATAACTGTTGTGGGACCATTGGGGAATTGTTTGACGTGTGTGTTGGTTTTGTGTCTGGCAGGGACGAGGTTTTTCGCTGTGACTATGGAAACGTGACACTTTTAATGAATGAGGACCGAGAGGAAAAGTTTATACTGTGCGAAACTTTTCCAACGATGGATGAACGTATGAATGAGAGACTTTTGAGCAACAAGGACGAACTTTTAAAACGCAAAATACGTAATTTTAGCGAAAAAAATTGGTATGAATGGGGAGCTTTGCGTAACATTAATAAGATTCGTGATAAAGAAAACGAAATTTGCATATACGTCAAAACATTGACGCGACATGAAAAGGTCGCATTTGCAGGCAAAGTGCGATATTTCGGAGGAGGATTGTTATGTCTGATACCTAAACGCGAAATCGATGATTTCCTGATGAATGACATCGTTAAATTCCTCAACGGCGAAAATTTTAGAAAAAATTACACGTATTCTGGCAGGTTTAAAATAGGCCAGAGACAACTCGTCAATGTCTCTGTTTAACAGTAAAATTTTAGACGTACATACGTCTAAAATTTCATGAGAGAATTTATATCAGCAAGTGCAAAATTTTTTGTTCGCTCTATCATACGTCTTATGGATGTTTGAATGGTCAATAACAATGATGAAACTTTGTTGACATATTCGTCATCATTGGTGTGGTGTCTGATGTTGGAAAATTCTTTTTTCCAATTTATTTGCAGAACATTGCTTGGATTGCTAATATATGTATGCACGTCAAATATTGACTTGAACAAAACTTCGCCAGTAATTTTGTTTTTGACAAGATAATGATATTCTGACATTCTTTCTCTACTTCTTTTAATTTTTCCGTTCATTTTGGCATTGGTCATATGCTCATAAAAATCATTCCAAGTTGAAGATTCTGGATAATTTATTAGACCTGTCGTACTGTAATAAATCGCTGGTTTACTAACACTGTTGTCTGCTGTTTTACAATTGGTTAGCTTAAGATTTATTCTCAATGTTTCTATCATCATGTCACATGACGATCTTGGAGGAGAAATGATTATTTTGTAGGCGGGATTTAACACAGACAGTCTGTTTTTCATCTCTGACAGAAATGGTTTTTCGCTGAACGCGCTTTCCATTCTGCCATCGCATTCTAATCTGGAAACAGGTATTGTTTTTGCGACACTTATCACATCCTCAACTATTTTGTCATATTTTCTGTTCAACACAGCTCTTTTCCCACATGACGTTTTATTGTGACCAGAACATTTGCACACAGAACATTTCACCGTTCTTACCGGAAACAGATTGATGTGTTTATTTTGTTGTGTTATAGACTTCATGACTGCATTTCAATGTTTTTTAACACAAAATTTCAAATTTATCCATCAACACTGATATTTGTGACACAACAGAATGTTTGACGACAAATATATAGGAAAATAGTTAAAACAGGAAAATGTATCAGAAATTTCTGATACATTTTAAGGGCAAGCATACGAAATAAAAATATTTCGTATGCCATATGGGAGTCGAACCCATCCCAATTCTTTATAAGAAAATTAATGCTCACCGATACACCAATGGCACTGATGCTCATAATCATAGTTTCTTTAAATAACTTATTACATCACAAAATTCTCTACAACAATACAAAATTAGGTTCAACTTTTATACCCACAAAGGTATAAAAATTTAAAGAGAAATCTTCACACAAAAAATCAAAGGGAAAACAAACCCCTGAATTCTTCCACAGTGTGAATCGCAACACTCTTGTCCTTTGCCGCAATCGTCTTTGTTGAGCATAATCCATCGTTTTTTACCACAAGATGCGTCGTTTTCGCTGACACTCCACTCATCACTTTTCCTCCTCTTTTGACAATTGTATCAGACATCTCCTTGTCACGAAACCCAGAAAACACAACACTCATGTGAGAAAGATCGCATTCGTCGTTTTTTCTCTCTTCCTCCTTCATCATTTCTTTCCTCATACCCAATTTTGCGATGAATTCACGCGCCTTGTCAAGATTGTCCATAATTTTCGTTACCGACACCTTTGAAAATCCCTCGATTTCCTCGATTTCTGTTTCAAGGCATTTATCACAGTCTGATTGAAGTAAATTTGGTATTGCCGTCATCAAAGCCAAAATCTTTTTCTCTCCAAATCCCACACCAAACACACCAGATGCACTCAAAATCGTCGCCAAACTCGCACGACTCATACCTTCTCGAATGTTGTTGAAAATCCGCTCTGCTGTTTTAACCTGAAACCCCTTAATTTTGAGCAAGTCATCCATGGTAGCCTTCAAAATTTTTTCAATCGTGTCAAACCCCTCCATCACCAATTTCTCCACCGTTTTTGCGCCAACAAATTTAATGTCCATTGCTGAGAAGAAATATGTGATGAGCTTAATTTTTTCCTCTAAACCACTCTCAACACTTATAATGTCCACATGTGTGTCATTCCATTCGTATTCACATGAGGGCATTTTCGCCTCATTCGCGCATTTCACTACGCGAACAATGTGCGGTATAACATCGCCAGATCGTGTTATCTCAATCACGGCTCCTTCGCCTATTTTGTTGTCATAAATGTATTTTGCATTAAAACCAGTTGCATAAGAAATCGAAACACCACCCAAATTAACAGGGCATACACGCACACGTGGCTTTAACAGACCCCATTTGCTTACATTCCATTTGACATCGATGACGGTTGTGATTGCTCTTTTAGAAAGACCTTTGTAGGCGACTGCATATGACGGATTTCCACTCACATTACGCTCATATGGTTTATTCGGTTGAATTACGAGACCGTCAATGTCATATGGAGAATCTTTGCGTCTCTGATCGAGAAGTAGGTCAAGAACGCCATCTTCCAAAAAATTCAATGTGTCATACTTCACAACCTCAAAATTAAGCGCTTTTAGCTTCAGAAGTTGTTCCTCTGGTGAAATTTTTTCACCTATAATTTCATAAGCGATAAACTTTACCTTTCCTATCTGTCCGTGTATGCCCTTTGTTCCAATTATACCTGTGACCATATTTCGCGGATTCGCAAACTTGTGACTAAAGTTTTCTTCGAACACGTTTCTATTCATCACCAACTCTCCGCGTATGGTGATCGATTCTCTTAATTTTTTAGGAATGTTTGGAATGCATTTTCGCAGATATGAAATGTCAGCACCAATTAAGCCGTTGCCACGCGTGTACAAAAATGTTGATGTTTCGTTTGAGAAAAACAGACAACTGACTCCGTCGATTTTGTCCTCCACGATGTAAGAATCGCACACATTTTTGTCTGCCCATCTTTTTAACTCACTCACCTGACCTGTTTTGATTTTGTTGAGCGATCCCATAAAATAGGGCAATATTACTCTGTTTTCTGCGACAATCGCTCCAATCATGTCATCGCCGACCAAAATATCGACTATTATATCGTATCTGTCATCAGACAGACAATGTTCGCCTGAGTTGTAATATGCGACATTAGCGCGATTTCTCAGCGACAAAAGTTCGCCATCACTGATGGAATTGATGTATGCGCGGTAATCAGCATCCGTGTAATCATTCAGTTCAACAAGAGAGACCATTTTGTCTTCATTCTTCATTCTTGAGATACAAAATCAATTTTATTTAGATTCAACTGTTGAAGCTAAATTGCTTAGAAAACGACGTTCTCATATCTCTGTGTGTAATTTTTTTCTTAACCTTGTATAAATGTATCAGACAGGAAAAGATCTCGAGGAAAACGAGAACAACATATTTTCTGTATGTCAGGCCACATGGGATTCCGACAGACAACAATTCTACCGTCTCAATAAGGCTGAAAATGTAAAGTGTTGTTTTGACCGATGCGACAAACCTGTGAACAACTGTAAAAGATATTGCGAAAGTTTTCTCGACAAAGAGGATGAGAAAAAAATATGCGAGGACACGTGTGTTAAACAGAAAATATTATGCGAGGACAGTTGCAAGGCCTATGTTGATTGGGACAAAAATCCTTTTGTGGAGTGTGTCAGAAAAAGTAAGTGTTTCATAAACGGTTCAACGTTTTTGCCTGAATGTATTCGCAAAAACAAGGACGAGTTGGTGAAATGTTGCGCGAATTCTTGCATACAGGGCGAAGACTACGATTGCAACGACCTGTGCGAATTTAGTGCCAATATTTCGTTAAATTTGGGAACAAAAAAACCCAAAGCCGTTAGGACAATAAATTCTGTAAAACAGAAAAAACATTTGTGGTTTTATGTGGTCATTGTCGTTGTGTTAATCATTGCCGCGATGTTGTTTAGAAAAACATGGTTATCGTGATTTAATACAACTTTGTTGTATTAAATTCATTCCAATAGGTCGCCGAAACAGCAAAACTTGTGGTCAGTGTACTTGACACCGCGCAATTTTACATTTATTGTGTCACCGATGTTTATACTTTTTTTCTCTCTGATGTGCACATATCGATTTCCGATAACTTCGTGGATGTAATTGTGCAGAGAATCGGATTTTACCAAAACCCTGAGGCAATTTTTTACCTCAATCAGAATTCCTGCCTTTGGTAAAATAGCACACACTTTTCCGCTATATTCATCGCCCACCTTGGGTTTTAACGTTTCTGCGTCAAATTCAACGTCACAGGTAATATCACAGTTTATAGAGGAAACGTTGAGGCCCCCGATAATGCGTGTAATTCCGTTTATGTTTATTATGTGTCCGTATTCGCCTGTGCATTCCTTCTTCGTTTTTTCCTTCAATTCGTCAAGGAGGGATTTGTATATGTCGCTGTTGAGATATTTTGGATTCAGGTGAATTCTGTGTATGATGAGCATGTTGTGTTGTATGATGTATTTTGCGACAAAAAATCAATTTCTCGTTTCAATGTTTGGTGAATGTTTTTACGACAGAACAATCAGACAGTCGTGTGATTGACGTAATTTCGAATTCTTTCAATTTTTTTAGGTTAAAAAATGTGTCCGCATTTGGCGGACACCTGTCGATGAAAAATTCCGTCGCAATAACTTTGTCGACAATTTGTTTGTCGAGAAAAAGATCATAAATACATTTTCCACCAATGATGAATATCTCATCAATACGATCGTGGATTTCTTGTATTTTGTCGGTAAATTCTTGCATATTTTTCACACATATGCATCTGTCCGTTATGTCCCGTGAAGAAAAGACAATATTTAGTCGATTTGCTAACGGTCTGCTGTTTATGCTCTCAAAAGTTTTTCTGCCCATGACGACAACATTTTTCTTGTCCCCCATCGAAGTTGTTGTCCGACGAAAATGTTCCATGTCCTCTCTGCAATTGACGAGAAGTTTGCCATCTCTTCCTATTGCACCAGAGGGAAAAACATATGCCACAATGACGGTTATTTTTTTGTCCAAAAACATTTGCCGTTAGATTTAGATGAAAAGAAGAAGAATGTTTAAACTATTTTAAAGTATGTGATTTTAAAAGAAATGTCAGAGACCCAAATACTACAACAATTTAAACAACAAATTATCGCCTTTCTTGATGAGCTGATAGTACAATTTCCCTCAGAGGGAGAACTAATACTTTTGCGCATTTTTTTTAGCGACCAAATTCCCATCAAGGAGGTGATGGACGATTTCAATCATCGCCTGCTCACTGTGCGCGAACTAATAAGGGGTCGCGATGAGCATTTTTTTCTCGAAAGCAACACAATATTTGGAGAAATTGAAGCTGGGAAGGTTAATCATTTCAAAAAGTTATGGCGATCTGGTCGCCTTGATAACGACGACAAAGAAACCATATGGCGATGGATGGACGTTTTCGTAAAGATCGCCGACAGGTATGGTAAATGCCTCGGTCAGAACAAATAACGGCTGAATTTTTACTCGTCTCACACGAGTAAAAATAAACAAAAAATGCTCACTGTGTTGGTTTGCGAACTTTGCGCACAACTTTTTGTAGGGGAGCTGGAGTGGGTGTTGGAGTTGAATCATCGTCACCTTTGAGACTTCCAGCATCGTCGTCATCTGTCATTTGTCGTACAGGTGGTTGTGGTTGTGCTGAACTTGAAGAGGAGGAGGAAGAAGAAGAGGAGGATTGTTGAGGTGGTGGACGATTAAGGAGACGTCCATCCTCACCACGTGAGAGTAAGCGTGGCATTCCCGTCTGCAAAAGTTTCACCTCACATTCGTAAAGTTTGACCTGAAGCGACAACTTTGTTCCGAAAAAAATGGATTCGATTTTGATCGCGGCGCGAACAGAACAATATTTTCCGATCAAACTTAACGGCTCACACGGAGAACCGTCTGCTGTGAAAAACATGGTGATAATTTTTTCCTGTTTCTTTGAAAGAATGAGTTTGGCATACAATGTTGGACCTGTTCCCTCGACAATGCGTCCCTTGTCGCGTTTCCAATACATTGGGTTGAATTTCTTGAGGTCATTGCGTTCGAGTTCATACTGTTCCAAAGATTCCCTGTTTTCAATCAGAAAGTCCTTACATCTTTCAATAACCTCGTCAAATTTTTTCACCCATTGTTTTTCACCTTCGGTTGGATGTTCGCGATTGTAGAGGCAAATTGGAAGGACATAACCGTTAATTTTATCAGAGTCAATGCTTTTGTTTTCACTGACACCAAAAGAAAAAAGATTGGGTTCGGTCGGAATGATAAGTTCTCCCACGGATCCGTCAATGTTGCGGGTTTGGATGTTGACACGTCGGTATGAAATTTGTGGTTTGCTGTCAGGAATTGTTCCGACAATGGGATCCGAAAAAATCATGTTTGATACATCATAGCTTGAAGCCGTAGATAGCTGAGTGTTGGACATTTCTTGTATGATGTTTAATCTTTAGATTTCTTTTTTAAAAAATCAATTTTCGGTCTTTAGTTTGAACTGAAGACCGATGTTACGTCAATTTTCTGACATACACGGATGCTGATGATTTCTTACGACAAAACGTAAGAAATGCTAAATTTTCACGGCAACACGGCAACTGTCGGCTCATCCTTGATAAAATGGTGTTTCATATAGCTCTGGATACCATAATAGGTCAATTCCTTGTCAGCATCAAATTTCAGCAATTGAGAAAGTTTCTCATCTGGGATAATTTTTCTGCCATCCAGAGGATTCTGCAGTTTGTTTTCCTTAATGTATCTGCAGATGAAAGTGGTGACCTCAATGCGCGACTTTAACTCATCTGGTGCCCAACCAGTGAAGGTCGCGAGTTCCTCTGAAATTTTTACCGGCTTCAGCAAACCAGAATTTGTGTTGGGGTTTGTGTTACGCTTACGCTGTCCTAAAACCCGCGCTGTGTTGTTTCTAAGTTGTTTGATTTTTTTGTTAAGTGCCTTGATGAAACGTATGCCACGTGTTTTCGCTGTGTTTTCGCGCATTGAAAGAATTTCCTTCTCAATCATGTCGACTAACTCGTCCATGCTCGCCACAACAAACTCTTTTGTGATTGTTTTTCTCATACGAGAGGCTGTTGATGTCGTGGTCATGATAGATTCTCCACCGTCTGTCTGTGTCTCTGATGGCGCGATCGACTCACAATCGTCGTCAATGATCTTCTCCTCCGTGACAACATTTTCTTCACAAATGGGAACAATTGGGGCAACTTCCTCTTCTGGAATAATTTCTGGTGTGGTTGATTTTTTTCCACGTTTGGGTTTTGTGATATTTTTTCCGTCTTTTTGATTTTTGCTCATTTATTTAATCTGAACAGCTATACTTTTAAGCCGAAATTGATTGCGTTTTAAAAATCGCCATGTTAGCTGTACATCATCAGGTGAGACACGTTTTCCTGCTTTATATTCAGCGTTTCGCGCATCATTTGCATTCCATTGTATAGATCATCGTCAATTAGAAAAAATTTATGTTCATCATCAAGACAAAATACACGTTTGGCATGTGCCATTTTGCACTTGCTCAGGAATACTTCCACCGATCCACCAAGATTTGGAAACATATCCTTGTTTTCTCTCATCAATTTGACGATGTAATTGTTTTCAACAAGAATGCCCCAATTTATTGCGTGAACCATGTCAATAAATATTTGTGAGAGATTTTCTGATGAATACTCGTCAATGCGATGAATCCATGGAAATCTGCGCAACAGACCACTATTCATGTTAAAAAAACAATCGTAAATATCCTTTTCATATCCAGCAGCTATACAACAAAAATCGTCCTTGTGTTCAGACAGAAAGGATGTTAATGTATCCAAGGCCTCTTTTGAAAACGGATCATTTGATCTATCGCGTGGTGCCAGAGAATAGACCTCGTCTATGAAAAGAACACCCCCTATACAACTGTGAAGAAGATTGAGTGTTTTTATGGCGGTGTGGCCAAGATATTCTCCGATAAAATCATTGCGATACGCTGTCCGAAAATTTCCATTTGACGAAAGAATTCCCATTGATGTGTAAATTTTTCCTAAAATACGCGCAACCGTGGTGTTGTGTGTGACAGTAAAATCATCAAGCAAAAAACGCCCATTTCCGTTTAATTCGAAACCGTAATATTCACCTTCGTCGGCTTCATCCTCGCTTACATTTATGGAATACATCAAAGGTGGTGAATATTCACCGACAATATTTTTAATCGCCCGTTTGCATGGAATGTCACATAAATTTCCAATCACACAGACAATGTGATAGTAGTCTGTTTTGACATAATTTTTACGCAATGGATCAATCTTCACACTTTCCACCTCTGAAACAAAGCCAAGAGAGCGACATAGAAAGACAATGTCATCGGCTAATTCTCTCCATCTGACAGCAATTTTTATCGTGTTTGGTTCGGTCGTCACCATACGTATGGTCGAATCAAAAAGACCGGAAAGAAATTTCAGCCTAATATCTCTTGAATTGGCCCTATAGTGATTAGGGATACATTTGTTGTTAATCAGGTTGTAACTTTTCAATTGCGTGAAAAGTTGTAATTCGCGGTTTTCATTGACATCCTTGTTCAGAAGTAGGCCGTTAATGTCATATCTGACATATGACCTCATATTTCTGATATATCTGATAAAATAAATATTGATGTCCTTAGTTGTTCGCAATTTTGTGTTTTCATTGTTACAATCGCCTATCCAAAATCCCACAAAATACGGATCCACTTTTACCTCATTGTGTTGGAATTCAGTGGCAACTTTAAATCCCGCAAAATTGTTGCGCCATTCTTCGTCTTTGGAAAGATAATCCCTTACAGAAATGTCAATGACATCACCAACTGCAATGGTTGGGACAAAATCGCTGTCATTTGAAATAATTTTTGTGTGTTTGCCATCAGCGTCGCACCATCCGATTCTGCGTGTGTGTTTATTTTCAGAGACAACATACCATTTGTGTGACAATTTTAGCGAAAGAATATGTTCACCATTAACCCTGTACGAATTTCCATATGATTGACTGATTGTGTATAATTTTTCTGATCCACTGCACACACTCAGGACATTTCTTGGTCCACTATCGTCACCAATGAGGACATCACCAACAACAACATCCTGAACCATTTTTGTGGTTCCATCAAACATGAGAATTTGTGTGTCTTTCGCCAAACATTTTCCACAACCCGGATTGCCCATAATTATTGTGTGAAGATATTCTTCATTGTGATCCCTATTTAACCCCTGAAGATAATAAATTATCTGATAAAACACACTTTTCTTAAGGGAATCCATACCTACAAGGCTGTCTAATTCGCGCAAATGTGAAATGATTCGTCTCAACATAATCATGTCGATATTTTTGTGGTCATAACCACTTTTTTCGAGTCGTATTAAATCCCCTATGTTTTCCATGCGACATGGGGCACCTTTTTCTAACCTCATCGTATTTTTGCGTTTAATCTTTGGCATGTCGTTTGACTGCTTTAAAAATACGAACCGGATGTGTTTAAATAGAACTATTTAAAGTATTTCTCATTAAGCTAAACTGATGCCAAAAAGAGAGCAAATAAAAATCATCAAGGTGCCATTGCCCTCAGAACAGAGAATGGACCATGAAAAAAATTTTCATCGTATGCCAAGGCTTTACCTCGAATTGTTGGAAAACAAGGCGAAAATTAAACAGGACCTGATAAACAAGGAATACGTTCCGCAAAATCAATACACTGAACCAAAATTAGAATTTGACGATGATGTTACACATGACCCTAAGAGAAACAAGGACAGAGGAGAGAACAAAAAGAGAAGTGGGGAAAGTGACGGACCCCAAAATATGGAGGACAGGCTTGATAAATTAATAGGAAACGATTCTGATACCGATTGTGAAAATGGTGAGGGTGAAGGGTTTAATGATGGAGAAAAAAGAAAAAATAGGTCTAACAATGATACCGAAAAAACTGGAAACATAAATGCAGATGATGCAGGGCATGGTGATCACGACATGGACAAGGATCGCCACAGGGATAAAGACAGAGACAGAGATCACAACAGGGACAGAGATCACCACAGGGACAGAGATCACCACAGGGACAGAGATCACCACAGGGACAGAGATCACCACAGGGACAGAGATCACCACAGGGACA